GTCACGGCTGTTTTTAATTTACTTCCAGGGTTTGCTGCCCTGTAAGCTCTTACACCTTTAGCTGTCATTCCAGCTCCAGATTTTGTTGGTCTATAATTGGCGTTTGGGCCTTTTGTTGTTTTTCTAATAGACATTAAATTCTTTGCATTCTTGGATCGTTTGATAAAATATTTTTTTCTGCCTTTGGTCGAGCTATTGAGTCTTTACTTCTTTTTCTTAGCTGAGCTATGGCAGATTCTTTTAATGCTTTTTCTTTTTTCAATCTTTGTAAATCTTTTTCTAAATTCATTAAATCATCCCCTTATAATATTTTTTATAACTTGGGTTTGAAACTTTTACACCACCTAAATCTCCAGAAATATAAGTTCCTACGTAAGGAGTATTTGTTAAACCCCCTCCAGCTTTTTTAGGTCTTTTTGCAAACGTTGCAACATTAGTTGGTTTACCACCAGGATTACCTGCTGCTCTTTTTCTTTTAACTGCTGAACGTTTTTGTGATTCACTCATACTTCTTGCTTTTGCTAATGGCACACATTTTGGATAACCACGTTTAGATCCTTTTGATCTTCCGCAAGGTTGATATTTACCTTTTTTCTTAGGTGCTCCAATATCTACCCACTTTTCTTTTACCCATTCTCTTAAACCTTTTTCAGCCATTGTAATTATTTTTTAAATTTTTTAGGTCTGCTTTTCTTAACAAATTCTGAAATAGTGTCCATTCTTAAACCTCTAGGTAATCTATTAATATCGTTTTTTCTAATTTTTTTTGTAGGTGAAGCATATCTTCCATCAGTAGTTTTTTTTATAGGTGAAGCATATCTTCCATCAGTAGTTTTTTTTGTAGGTGAAGCATATCTTCCATCAGTAGTTGATTTTTTTTTATATGATATTTTACTATAATCTGATTTATTATAGTTTTTACCATATTTGAATTTTTGCACTTTAGGGGGAGTTTGTTTCATTATACTAATCCTTTTTTAATATTTTAGAAATTTTACTGAGAGCTTTTGATGTACCACTTCTCATTTTTATTTTAGTTGCGTCGTTAACTTTTTTAGTAAACGCACTTGTGTTTTTAGATATCTTTTCTTTTGCTTCTGCGAATTTTTTATTTGCTTTTGAAGGAGGAACAGATTTAATAGCGCCACCTCCAGTCGTTTTTTGTTTTTTAGTAAACTTACTTAAAACTTTTCCAAGTCCTCTTAACGCTATTCCTACTCCAGCCATTATACTAATCCTTTGTAATAACTATTCATACTCATTAAGCCACCCGTAGCAGCTTTCTTTCTATTTTTCTTTTTACCACCAGGCGTTACTTTGCCCGAGCAAACTGCTGATGCATACATGTTTGCGTACGCCGAAGGGTAAACTTTGAATTTACGCTTCGCTGCTGCTTTTCCTCTTGGGCAAAGTTTAGCCATAATATATTATAAAGCCTCTACTTTTGCTTTACACTCGTTCCAAAACTCAACTCTCTGTGGAATGTCTTTATCTCTTTTAAGATTAGACTCAAGTTTTTCTAAAGTAGCTTCTTTATTCTCTACTTGATACCACTTACTGTTTTCGTCTCTCCATTTTGGATATTTATTTGGATTGTTTAGTGCCATGATTTATCTCCTTTTCTAGGTTGATCACCTATCCTTTTCTGAAATTTTTAACGTCAGATCTAACAGAACCAAAACCTTTAACTTGAGCTCTTGGAGCATTAGACATAACTTGACTTTCAGAAATAGTTATTTTACCGTTTTTACCATAATTGACCATGCCGCCAGTAGCTTTTTGAACTCTACCGCCGTCTTTCATGTAACCCATTTTGTTTCTTACCTTTTTAGGTAATTTAGCCAAACCAGGATTTTTCTTTTTATCTACTTTTTTAAGCATTTTTTTTCTCCTTTGGGTTTTTACATGCACAATCGTCATTGCAAAAACATTGTTTTATATTTAACACTTTTAAAATGATTTCGCAAACCTTCTGTTTAATTTTTTTTATCATTTTTTCCCTCCCTTTGTATTTATAATATCCGTAGCCTTTATTCCATATACGGCCGCAACGACGCTGACCCAAAGTCCAGTTATCCACCACGGCATATTTTGGAGTTTTTCAAAATATAGGTCTAATTTCGCTTCAATTTCTTTGTCTTCTGCAAATACAGAATATGCAAGCAGAAACAGGGGCGATGAGAGCGTCAAAAGTATGAATTCGTCCTTCCAGTCTCCCTTCTGGTTCTCAAATACCTTGCCCTTGTACTCGATCTCCCCTCGTTTCATCTTTTCTGCATGCAAAAGCTTCGCTTCTGACAAAGCTTCTTTAGTTTTTTGCTTGTCAGAGTATAATTTTGCTCCGGTTTTAAGTGCCATTCCTACTAAATTCCAAGGTAACATATTAATTTCCTAAATTTTTACTTAAAATTGTTTTTTGTATCGAAGTATCAGCTCTTAAATTAGCTAATTCTTCATTTTGTTGTAATTTTTCATCCTGATTTTGTTGATTCATCATAGTTCTCATCTTATCAAGGTTAATTCTCTCTTCACCTTCCTTCTCTTTTCTAGCATTTTCTTGTGCTCGAAGGTCTAATTCTCTTGCTCTTAGTTTTGCAATAGGATCATTATCAAATTGTGAAGTAATTTTCTTTTCTTCTTCCTTAAATTCTTCCATCATCTCTGCAATTAACACAGCTTTTCGTGATTCTATTTTTTGTGTTATTTGCATAGCCTGCATTTGCATTTGTTGAGCCATTTGTGGGTTCTGTTGTGCCTGCATTTGCATTTGTTGAAGCTGTTGCATCTCTTCTCTAAATTCCATTTCAACTTGTTCTTGAGACATTAATGAAATGTGTTCAAAAATGTTTTTTTCAAGACCTGCCATTACAGGTGGATTGTTTCTAGCAATGTTAGTTGCCATAAAATTTAAGTGAGAAGTTATATGCGCTCTGTGATCCTGTCCTGGAAACGCTTGAAAAGGTTTCCCTGCAAGTGCATCGATGTGCTCTAATGCAGGGTCCTTTGGTTGTGGTGGTTGTGGTCTAATAAGTATTGTGTCAACATCTTTTACACCAATCGCTTCATACATATTTCTATATGCTTGATACAAATTGTGCATTTGTGGATTTGACATTGCTAATTGTAATTCTGTTTGTGCTAAAGAAATTCTTTGTGTTTGTGAAAATATATTTGGATCAGCAACAGGTAAAATATCTACTCTATCATCAAAGTCTAGTTGTTTAACTGTTCTTTGTCCTCCAACAACATCATAAGGATATTCAGCAGGTAAATATAATTTAAATACTCTTGCAAGTAATTTAAACTCATTTTTAAGAGCTGAGTATATTCTCTTATGAATAGCAGACATTGTTCTGCTTCCTCTTTCTAGCAAGGCGACTGTCGTACCCACCGCGGCTTGCTGATTCCCGTCTCCTACTTGCAGGTCTGCTATTGAAGCAAATCTTTGCCCTGCATTTACTACGACACCCAATAAGTTTAATAGTGTTTGAGAAGGCTCTTTAAATGGAAGAGTCATAAATGCATCTCTTATATTTCCTCCAGGTGCATCTACATCTCTAAATTCACCAGGTTTAATTGACTGTGCATCATCTCGTATTCTAATTCCTCTTTGTTTAAATCCTGCAGGTAAATTTGATAATGTTCCTGCATCTATTAATTGTCGTAAAGCAGATGTAGCAGTTCTTGATAAACCACCAATCATGTGAATCAAACCAAAACCGTAAAAACCTAGTCCTGGTAAAAATTTGAAATGTACAAAATATTCTATTTTGTTTTTTAATGGGTCGTTTTGTTCGTAGTTTCTTCTAATTGATAATATCTCTCTTGAGTTTTCTTCTATAGTTACAATGTAAGGTAATTTAATTCCTGTTGGTTCACCATCAGGTCCCATATCTTCAAAACCTTCTAAGTCTAAATTTACGTGACACTCTAATAGAGTAAACACGCCTTCGTCTTTTCCAGTTTTAGATACACCTTCAAGTTCCATTTCTTTCTTTTCAATATCAGATAAATTATCTTGACCAGGAGCTATATCTATATCCCTATAGAAACCAGCAACTTGTTGTTTTCTTAATTCGTTTTCTGATATTTTAATTTTGTGAACAATTGCTTCTGCATCTTCTAAAGATGTTGCAGTGTATGGAACAATTAAATCTTCTGCGGGAACAAATTTACTTACCGCTCTTTGTAATACTTCATCATAATAAATTTTTTTAAAAGCTGATCCACTTAATGGTAAATAGAATAACATCTGATCAAAGTCAGCTTCATATTCTTTCATCTTATCCATTAGTTGATAATTCATGAAATCTTTTACACGATTTGACTGCTGTGTTTTTTCTGGAGTTTGAACTCCTACTACTTGTGTTCTGACTGGTCCGTTGGCCGGTAATAATTCTTTATATGCCAACGCTTGAAACTGAGTAACAGCTTCAGCAAGCACCGGATGAGAGGCACCCGAAGCACCCGAGAATGGTTCCGACCTGTCTTCATATTTAAATCCTAACAGATCTAATCCTGATGTATAGGCTTTTTCCCAATCTTTTCTTGAAGTTTTATAATCAACATAATTTGAATATAAACCAGAGCCGATAACAGTTAACTGTTGGCTATCTAAAAATTCTGCTAAGTTAGCATTAAAATCTGATGCGTCTCCCGGATCCATTTGGTTAGGATCAAAATCTACTTCAACTCCACCATCTTCAGTGTTAATAATTTCTACTTCTCCTGGTTGAGCTTGTTCTTGTAATTGCTCAGACATTTCAACAGCTAATTCATCTGTTGTCTGTTCAGGTTGTTCGCTTATGTTAGGTAATACCTTATCTATGTCTGCCATTTGTTTTTTTCTCCGGGTTTATTATCTTTATAGTATTATACGAAATATTCAAGCCTTGTGGTGTTGGTCCTTTTTTTGGCGGTGGGCCAAACTTTTTACCTCCACTTAAACCTTTACGGTACAAAGATTTCTGTTTCATCTTCAATACCTTTGTTTTGTTCTATATTTTCTCTTAATCTAGTAGGAATATTTTGTAAAATAGATTCAATTCCTTCTCTTCTTTTAGCCGCATTTTTTAAAAATTGTTCTTCATCACTTAAAGCAGCTTGCTCTAAACCTATATTGACTGCTTTACCAATGTTTGGATTATTAATAAACATAGATCCTGCACTTGCAGCAGCTTGAGTTAATGGTGCTCCTGACATATACATCATAGGAAAATCTATTGCAGCAGCTAAGGCATTATCTGCTTTACCAGGAATTATTTTAGTAAGTGTATCAATACTAGGTCTAACACTTCTATATGTATTACCTGCATTTTTTATTCTTTCATTAAAAGAATCAAACATACTTCTTGTTTTAGATTTTTCTGGTTGTTCTACTTTATCTGCAGTGGTAACTCCGGGAATTCTTAATAGTTTTTCTTTAACAGATTTTTCAGGATTTAAAAATTCAACTGTTTCTTTAGGTGTTTTATATTTGCTTCCCAATAAAAGTCTTTCTCCATATTTAGAAAATCTATTTATATTACCTTTTAAATCTAGTTTATTTCTATAAAATAATTTTTTTTCAGCATCATTTAAATTCGCTAATTGAAAACCTATATTTTGTTTTTGAGAAGTAATAATTAAATTTTTTAAAGGATTGTTTTTTACCCCATCACCATGATCAATAACTAAATAATCTTTTCCTTCTGAACCTTGTTTAATTGCTTCATTAATAGAAATTTTTTTACTAGGGTCTAATGGATTATCAATAGGTGTATTTTTTATTTTTTCAAAATCTTTATAAGCTTCAGCAGCTTCTTTAAATTCAGGATTATTTAAATCTATATTTCTAATTGTTATTAATTTACCTGTCTTTGTATTTCTAAACTTAACATCTTTCATAGTATCACCACCCACGTGTTTGTATAATTTTCCTCCTTGTGCAGTGTGTCTACCTAGTAAAGATAATATATAACTTTTAGCATCATAAAATCTTGTGCCACCCTTAAATACTTGAGTTCTTCTTTCAATTGATGAAGGATATTTTTTCATTGCTGCGTTAAAAGTTTTAACAGTTGTTTTTTTAAGTTCTTCAATACCTTGTTTAGTTAAAGTTTCTGCAGGTTGACCAATTCTAGAATTAATAGCTCTTAATGCAGGAAGTAATTTATCAAATCTTTTTTTGTTTGCTTCGGTTAGATATTGTTTAATATTTGTAGTTGTGCCTCTTGCTTCAGAGCCTAAAGCTGTAATAGGTAAATCACCTCTAGTTACATCTAATACTAATTTATTAAATTTTACTTTTTTCTCATCTACAATTCTTCTATTTCCTCCAGGTCCTTTTTCTAATTTATTATATTCAGTATCACCTAAAGCTTCTCTTACATTTTCTCTAAGACTAACTCTTGATTTTACATTTTCTCCTTCAAGATGTTCTATAATATCATCTAAATAAATTTTCTTTTTACCTGCTTTTTTTTCTGCTTTAACAAAGTCTTTTATTTTTTGTAATCTAGTTTCTATTACCGGACTTCTCTTTTTACTTTCTTGTGCAATTTTATTTAATTTTTGTATATCCTCATCTATAAATCTTTGCGCATCTGCTTCTGTTGCAAATACAGCCTGTTCGCCGCTCCTTCCTAAATAGCCTTGTGTGTTTTTAGGAACAGTTAAACTTGTTCTTACTCCCCACTTTCCTTTGAACTCAGGTGGAGTTCTAGAACCTCCTTTTATAAAACCAGCTTCGGCAAGTTTTACTCTGTCTACTGTTTGATCATCTATTGATCCATCGTAGACAACAAAACTTGAAGTCAGGTATTTTTTAGGGCGCATGGCTTTTTTATAATCACCTAGCTTCATTATACTCCTAATAAATAACTTAGTCCGCCTTCAGCTAATTTAATTGATGGAGCTTGTTGTGGTTTTTTAGTCATTTCCATCATCATTTCTTCTATTTGAATTATTTCATCATCGGTTAGATCTTTTAAAGGTCTACCAAATTCTTGTATTGCAATATTTTCCATAACC